CTCGACGCCAGCAGAGCCAGGGTCTTGATGAAAAGCCACGGTCGTACAAGGTCCATCCTGACGCGCAAAATCCACCATCGCCTGCGTTACTTTGCCCGGCGTGCAAAACATCTTGGCGACATGTTCAACGAAGTAAGTGCCGGACAAATCTTTTGAAAGCAACACGCCCACGGTCGCATCCGGGTCTTGACCGGGCCTCTGCTCACTCGCGGCTCGATCCCAAAATCTGACGCGGCCAACGATTTCAACCGGCGGCGTGTCCACGATTTGAAACCATTCGCGGCGAAAATAATTTCCAGCCGCTGCCCTAATATTCCAATTTCCATTCAGCAATCGCTCGCGCTCCACCAGAGGGAGTGACTTCAAATTTGAAAGATAGGCCGGGTCTTGCTTCAGCAGAATTTGATTGTCTGTAACGCGGGCTGAAATAAACGTCGCGCTCTTTGGTTCAAAGCCCGCGCCGAATTTTTCCACCAGTTCCGCCCGGCTATCGGCCCACACCAGCGAATCACCATCGCGGACAAACCAGCGCAAGACGCCACTGCGCTCCGGTATCGGCAAGCCGGTCGCATCATCAATCCACCACGCAAGAAAAATTCGCAGCCAGCTATCACAATCCGGGTTGCACGTTGCACGGATGCGCGTTCGCGCTCCGCTCATGCTCCGGTTTCTGCTGAACAAAAACCAGAACTGGCTTTCGGCAAATTCCTGGACCTCGTCGAAACAGATCAATGCGATTTGTGAGCCTTGCCATGAGTAGCGGTCGGATTCCAATTCCATGCCGGCGAGCTTCACGTTTGCGCCGGTCGGGAACTGCCATTCCAAAAGTGACTGATTCAATTTCGCGCCAAGCAGGGGAAAAACCTGTTCACTTGTGTCGAGCAATCCGCCCGGTTGCCGAATCATCGGAACGGTGCGGCGGAAAATGACGCTGCGGAATCCGCTGTTGTTCACGTCGTAAAGTTGTTCCAACAGCAGCGCAAAAGATTTTCCAGAACCGGCGCTGCCGCCAAACACGGCGATGTCAGCGGCCGATTTCAAAAACGCCTCTTGCTTTCCCGGCTGTGGTCGTAATTCATTCATGGTTCGGCGGTGGTGACGACGGGGAGCGTCTTGGCGTTTTCCGGTGAATCCTTCGTGGGCAAATATATTCCGACGCCTACGGCCAAAGGTGAGCCGTTCGCTCCGGTCAGTTCCAAGCGTGACTTGGAAAATGAATCAGGGAAAACGTGCTCACAATACCAAGCCGCCGCGTGCCAATCCGTTTTTGCCGCCACGGTGATGACGGCGAGCCGCGTTGCCAGTCCCTTTGCCCGCGCCTTTTCCACGGCCTCGGCAAAGGCCGGATGCTTTTGCTGCCATAGATGGAACGTGCTTTTACCAATCCCGCTGGCGGCGGCGGCGTGTTGCAAAGGCATTCCGGCGGCGATGAACCGACAGATTTTATTCGAGTTCCGCCGCGTCATCACAGAGCGGCGTCCGCCTTTTCTGCGGCGCGGCTTGCCCGGCTTGGTGGTGGTAGTGATCGTGTTGCTCATTGGGGACTTTTTTCTTTTTGGACGGCGCGCAAATGTTCAAAAGCGCGGGCGCATATTGGGTCGTGGTACTGAATTACAAGTTCAGAGCAAATTAGGCCAAACTGCCGGCCGGACAGCGGATCAAATTCGCCGTCCAAGACCTGCCGGGCCAGATTGCGTTTTTCATTCAGCAATTTCAGCAGCGCCAGTTTATTTTTTACGAGCTTGCGCTCCATGTCCGGCGGTAGCTTGCCGACGGAAAGCGCAATCAGCCTCTGGCCGTCCGGTCGCAACCGGATTTTGCGGCGGCTCGCTTCGCGTAGAATATCGTTCGGGGTCATAATGCGTTTGCGGTTTCCAACTCATCGGGGATTTCATCGCCCGCCACGGCCTGCGGCTCTGGTGACTCGGTTGCCGTAGTACTCGCCATCGCCGGCCGTATTTCGGCAGGCTTGACTGGCGGCGGGGTTGCGGGCGCTGGCGGGCAGGTGGCAGGTTTAGCCACGACGGCGGGTTGTACGATATATTTGAACCGGGGTGACTTTTCGGCGGTTCGCTTCTGCGTCTGGACGATTATTCCCAGCGCCACCAGTCCGCCGAGCCATGTGCAGATCGTCGCGTGCGAGACATTGAACAGCTTTGCGCCGTCGCGACTAGGAAGAAACCACTCGCCACCAGCGGCAAGCCGGTGCATTTGGTAGCACAGTCCGACAAACCGCTTTGTTTCGTCAGTTTCAAACAAGGCTGCCTCCGGCGGTAACGGTTCGGATAGTGCGGCAGGCCATGCCTTGTCCACCGGATTTTCCGTCAGCAAAAATTTCACAGAGCGGTAGGCGTCGAGAAATTCCAATAAATACTGGTCCCGGCTCTGCCCGGCGCGGAGAATGCCGCGGGCTTTCGCCTGCCGGTGCCATTCATCGAATACGGCGATCACTTGTGGCATTCCGTGGATCGTGCCCTGCGCTTCCATCGTTTTGACCGCACGGGCCAGCAAGAACAAGGCGGGGTGGTTGGCGTGTTCGACTTCCGGCAGCGCCATTTTTACAGCATCAGCTTTACAGAGTGGCGGAGTGGCGGAGTGGCAGAGTGGAGGAAGTGGAAGAAGTGGAGGAAGCGGTTGCGCAAATTCCGAATTTGCGCGTGTTTTTTTGGCTTCGCCATCAGCAGTTGTTTTCAGCGGTCGTTTGAAACTGCTGAAATCAATCGAGCCGTAGGCGATTTTCAACGGCCGCTGGCGGACGACGATCTTGTATTCCGCGCCGCCGGGGTGCGTGCCGCTGACAATGCTTTGGCAACCGTTGGTTCGGAACTCGCCGCAGTCCTCGCCGCTGGCGGTTTTGAACTTCAAAACCGCAGCCGGATAGTCGCCAATCGCCTTCACCCAAAAACCCCGCCCGCGTGCGCCGTAGGTTTGCAGGGTGTTTTTCAGGGCGGGATTGTCAGCAAGGAATCGCTCCACCAATTCATCTTTATCAATGTCCACCACACACAGTCCGCCCGATACCTCGCCCAACGCGACGCCGACGTTACCGGCGGCGAGTTTTTCCAGATAGGCCGGGTCATTCATGGCGGCAATAGTGAGATCTCCCCACTTCTTTTTTGTGCCTTTGCTGCCGAGTGGCCAAGAGAGAAGCAGGACATCGTCGCCAAGCAGCGAGCGCAGTTCAGCAACGCGGTCGGCGGTTTCTGTTTGAATCCCATATTCTTCAAGTGTATTGTTTCTCATAGAAGTTCAGTTGCCGCCGTGTTTTCCCCGCTCAAGGGCACGGCGGCTTTTCATTGGTTCAAGTTTGGAACTCCCGCGCGCCGTCCGGCAACCGGCCGGTGAGAAACATACAAAGCACCGTGGCGCGCAGCGCACCAGCCGGACGGCGGCGGGAGAAATTTCGTGATGGCTGAAGCCGCGGGTTTCAAGCAACACCTCCAGCCTGACGACGGCAGAGCGCAGCAATCACGGCTTCGCGGTGGAACAAAACTTTCGAGCCGATTTGAACGCTGGGGATGATGCCTTTTTTGCGCCATTCGAGAATCGAACGGCGGGACAGCGGCAGCACTGTCTTTTGAAGCTCGCCGGTTGTCAGGAAAGTCCTGTCAATTTCCGGCGGCGCTACTGTGCCGGGCGTTGCGGCCACGGCGGGGACTACTGGCTTTTTCATTCGTTTTATTCACGCACGAATTTTCATAAGCCCCCGCCTTTTCCCGTGCGTAAAAACGAAAAGACACGAAGCGGTGTGCTTCGTGTCGTATGTTGACTTCCACCAGTCCGCCAACAGGATTACCTTCTCACCAATTGCCTGCCGTGTCAAACAGAATACTTCTCACGCCCGCCCCTGCCGCTGATTCACTCGGCGGGTTTCGCATCCGCTGGCAGCGCGGCGAACCATTTTTCCGCCTCTGCCCGTGCCATCAAACCGCGATAATGTTGGAACAGCATCTGCGGCGAACTGCCGACCTGCGCGGCGGTCTGGCTTTCATTCTGGTGAAGTGCGAAATGCGCGGAAACGAAGCCGTGGCGGAGTCCGTTTTTCTGGCTGGGAATGCCCAGCGATTTCCGCAGTTCCATGAAGGCTTGAACGGCTCCGTTCGTTGTCTGCCACTGGCTGACCTTGCCTTCGCTGCCGCGAAATTCTTTCAGCCATGCTTCAAGGGCCGGGCAGATTTCAACCAACCTGCGGGAGCGCGTCTTTGATTTGGCCGATGAAACCTCGACGTGGCCGGGTATGGCAAACACGTCGCGCCAGTCCAGCCGCAGACACTCTTCAAGGCGCAATCCGCCCAGTGCTTGCAGCGCGATGACGGCCCGCATAGCGCCCTTGGATTTTTCCAGCAAGGCGGCGAGCTCTTTGGGCGAATAAAACTTGATGGCAGCATCGTCCAGCGGTTCGGCCACGAGCGCGTCCGCTTGAAGCAGCCGGCCATCGGCGGGCAGATAATCCTGCCGCTGGCACCAACGGAGAAACATCGTGATTGTCACCCGCCGGTCGTTCCGGCTCTTTGGTCCAAGCTCTGAAAAATTCGCCATGTATGCGGCAAGATGTTCACGCGCCAGATCCCCCATGTCGTGACCGGGTAGCTTGGCAGAGAAGTCATTCAGCCATGCCTCGACGTTTGCCTGATACTTCGGATTTAATTGCGGGCGCTTCCCTTCTTTCGCCAGCGTCATTTTAGAGCGGAGCGCATTGAACTCTTTCACTGCATCGGCTAGGGACTTGGCCTTGATCGTCGCCAGCGTCCGGCAATACGTCCTCACAGCCTCCGCCAGCGTGCAATTGTCCGGGAGAAGTTTTGCGGCGGTGATGTAGGACGTGACCGCTTCAAGTGCCGACAGTTTGCGCCCGGTGTCACGATGGAACGCGGCAAGCGCCTGACGGATGGCAATGGCATCGGCGGACTCTTTCGCGGACAATCCCGCTGAAACATTGCCGCTGGCGGTCTGGCGGAGTTTGGCTTCCGCTTCCGCCTTGGCATCGGCGAACGTCTGGAATGAGCGCACAACGCGCTTCCCGGCGACGCGGACGGCCAACCTGTAAAAAGGATACGCGTCGCTGCGGCCGTAGATCGTGGCTGTCAGTGTGCGAAAGCGGACTGTGTGCGGGAATTTCACTTTGCGGGCGGAAACCGCTGAATATTGTGCGGAATCTGTGCGGGATTCTGAAAATC